TACAGTCTGTCTGTGAAAGGTCAAGTACAGTCTCATTCACATTTACATCTCGCAAAGTTCTGAAATTCTGAGCATTAGCTGACTGACCTAACAAAAGACAAGCGAAAAGCATTGATATGCCTTTCCCCGCATATCTTCTCCAAGATGGGAAGCTATTTAGCACATTTTTTTTATAAATAAACTGTAGAGAATTCTCCAATAGATTTGCCCAAGAGGTTACGCTCATTGTAGCCATTTTCTTCATTTGTTTTAATTACGTAATACAATAGATTTTGGTTTTATTATCTTAACAGATGGGACAAAGATACAAATAAGATTTGAGATACTAACATTTTCTATCCGCTTACTTCTTCAACACAAAGGGTATTGTTCGTTTTAGTCGATAATACAAAGGAGATTGTTAACCCCATGTCATCACTCGTGACACGCTTTCTTTCCACCACCGTGTAAGATGCAAATAGTCCTTTTTGCGCTACGTATAGTAGGCTTTTTGCGAGGCTATAAACCGTCCGCACCATTGGTGTTCACCATGCGCACCATTGGTGTTGGGGCTCCGCACAACATGTGCTAAGCCTCTGCACGTTTAAAAGAAAGAGAAAAAAGCATTTATAGAAACTCACTTTCGATATGAAGTAAAGGGACATACTTTATAATACAGGACGCAAGTATAATTTTTATCAACAAAAAAGAGGCTATAACAGCCTCTTTTGTAATCATATTTCACAGTCGGGATGACCAGATTTCAGATTTATTTTTTTACATTTCTAACTTGCTGATATTCAATAGGGCTATTTTTAGTTCTTAGTTAATTTTCACCGAGTTTTCACCGACAATATAAATCTTACATTGTCTTCGCTATCAAACATTTGAGTGATTTTTTAATTAAAATGTTTGAATAAAAACACCGTAAAAACACTCTTAAACACCTCTAAGGCGCATCTTAATTATACGGCATTTGCCACTTTTTTAACAGAATCTTCAGATACATTTTCAACGAGCTTCGCTGTTAATCGGTCTATTGTTCTCTGTTGATTTTCTATGGTTTTCTGTTGCATCGAAATAACAGAATAAAGTTTATCCTCATTAGTTTCTTCTCGTCTTTCCTGCCCCATTATCAACCAGTTAGCATCAATGTTTTCAAAACTCGTTAAAATCTTAACTATGGTATCATAGTTAGGTGTGTTGCGACCAGTGATGATATTATTAGCTGAAGTCCAAGAGATATTCAATTTTCGAGCGAACGTATTTATCGTATGCCCTTCTTTGTTCATTAATTGAACGATGCGATTAGTAATAGTTTCTTCTTCCATTTTCATTATTTTTCAACAAATGAGAGAAATAAACTCTCATTTATTTGGTTATTTCAAATAAATGTTAGACCTTTGCGCTACGCAAGTATTACTTGCGCCACGAAAATAATAAAAATATATCGAGGACGCAATAAAAATAATATAAAAAAATAAAAATGAGATTCAAAGAGTACATATATTCTCTTCCTAATCAGCGCAAAGAAGAGATATCAAAGATAATGGAGTTATGCCGTGTTAATGAAAGTACTGTCTATAGATGGTTAAGAGGCGACTTTACTCCAGCCCCACAGAAGAGAAAGGTAATCTCAGACTATCTTAACATACCCGAACACGAGCTCTTCCCAGATGCATAGAGAATGTCTAAACTGCGATTCTCATCGCATGTGCATAAATGGTATTTACTGTAACTTACTTGAAAAGTATGTTCAGTATTCTTCGGAAAAAGAATGTAAAACAAATAAAACAATCTTATGAAAACAAAGGAATTTGAAAAAGCAATTGACGCATTAAACTTAGGAATCTTCATCGACGAGATGAAGCTAAACCATTCGAATGTTCGTCAAGTAACTGGTCACCTTGAGAATGAAGGTATCATTTGGAATGATAAAGGAGAGGCTTTCTCTACTGATTTTGAATGGAGAGAAAATAAAGAAGATGGGGACCTTGTAGGAGTCTTTGGTAGCTCACTGGAAAGAAACAAATTGTATGACCTTAAATTTGAATAACTATGACCAGCATTAGAAAAGTTAGAAAAAAGGCTATCCGCAAAATGGGTTTTAGAATGTCTTTTCGGTTTTCTCACAAGGCTCCTAATCAAAAGTTAAAATTAACCCCGTCAGTACGAAAGAAAATCAGGCAAGGGCTGACAGAATATCTAAGAAAGAAATGTTTATAGATAAAGATAACTGGGGAAACTTCTCTGTCCAAGATTTGTCAGAGCGAGAACTACGACTATTACACGAAGCACTTCGAGTATATGTTCAGAGTCAACTTGGGCGTCTTCATCCAACTGACAACATCATGATTATGCGGTTTGATCACCAGTATAACCAAGCACTAACTCGAAAGGGATAGTTTTCACATCTTAAACTCCTACAGATATGATTAGAAACAAAATAGCTAATAAACGGTGGACAGAAGAAGATGCTACCTTTGTCAAGAATAATCTTGGTAAGCTGTCATTTGAACAGATGGGAAGAGCATTGAACAGAAGTGCTATGTCTGTTCGCCTCTTTGCATTGCGCAATCGCCTTACTGTCGGATTGCAAGTCAAGCGCAATATTCTTATGGAGATGTTGAAGATAAAGTTCCGACACCCCGAAGACTTCACACCAACAAGAACCTTTTACACGGAAACAGGAATAAATCAACGTCGTTTTTGGGACTTGTACTATGGACGAAAAAACATCAGCAGCAAAGAGTATGCTGCGGTAGCAGAATACTTAGGCGTAACCTTACAAGAGGCACTTGAATCACGCCAGTTAGATTTGTTCGAGGAAAATGAAGAATAAGGAATATGATAGATAAAAATTTCATTGAAAAGGTAAAGTCAGCTCTAAACATTGTAAATGTAATAGAAACCTTTACTCGCCTGCACAAGACAGGTGCGAACTATAAGGGTGTATGCCCTTTTCATGATGACCATTCACCATCTATGGTTGTCAGCCCTTCAAGACAGACTTACCACTGCTTCGTGTGCGGAGCAAGTGGAGATGTAATATCCTTTGTACAACATCACCTAAACCTAAGCTTCATAGAGGCTCTGCGTTGGTGTGCTAATCAAGCAGGCATCGAGTTCCCTACCAAGGAACTCACACCAGAGGAAGAAGCTGCCTACAAGAAAAAGGAAGCACAGCGTATCGCAATAGATGCTGCTGCAAAGTTCTTCCAGAAGAACCTTGGACAAGCAGAGAGTTTCCTTGCATCACGTGGATATAGTCTTTCTGACAAAGCATTGACCGACTTCGGTGTAGGTTATGCTCCAATGGGTAACCTTGCTCTCGCAGAGCTATCAAAAGCTGGTTATTCACAAGAATTACTGCAAGAAGTAGATGTGCTTGGAAATAGTGAAGGTCGCTTATACGACAGGTTCCGTGACCGATTAATGTTTCCTTTCTACGATATGCAAGGTCATATTATAGGATTCTCTGGTCGAATCGTGACTCCAAACGATAAGACTGGTAAATATGTAAACACAGGCGAAACGCCTCTGTTTACGAAAGGTAAGCACATCTTCGGATTATACCAGGCACGCAAGAGTATAGGAAAGACAGGTTTCGCCTATCTTGTCGAAGGTCAGTTTGACGTAATGTCTCTGCATAAGGTAGGTGTCGAGAATGTTATAGGTGGAAGTGGTACCGCATTCACTGAAGATCAAGTGAAATTACTACTTCGCTTCACAGATGATATCATAATGATTTACGATGCAGACCCTGCTGGTGTCAAGGCTTCGTTAAAGAACTGTGAACTGCTCTTGAAAGCTGGGGCAAAGGTACGCTGCATCCGTCTTGAAAAAGGTATGGACCCAGACGAGTTCGCTAAAGCACACGGAAGCCTTACAAGCAAGAAGTTAAAGGAACTCACAGAACCTTTTCCAAAGGCATTTAAGCGAATGATTCTTCCACGAGGCTGCAAGGATGAGACAGTTATCACAGACTGCTTAAACTCCATCTGTTCCCTCGTAGCCTGTGTGCAAGACTCTGTTCTGCGTTTGGAGTACATTAAATCAATTGCAGAAGATTTCCGAAGCAAAATCGGACTCATCGATAATAAGGTGCGAAGTATTCGTACTCAACTAAAAGAATCTGTCGCTAATACAAATACACAGGCTGGTATCTTCGGTATCGATGCGCTAAAGGAGAATATTGAAAGCGACCGTCCTGCGATTATTACCTCTGTTATGCAGGATTTTCTCGATGGATATGGAGAAGAACCTATCGTGTATGTGTCTGGTCGCCCGTCAACGAATGATATTCAAGAATTACGACGTGTCTACTGTTATTTTGTTTCCTCAGAAACTGGTTGTGATATTACCGATGATGGCGACGAAAACAATTACTTGCATACTCTCGCAGAGATGTTTCGTGCAGGTATTAGGATAGACATGACCTTCAGTGATAGTACAGGTTCGTTCCTTGACTATTACATAGCGTTGCACGGTAAGTTCTTCGAAAACTTCAATGGAGACCGAGTTCCTCTTGTCTCACGTTGTATCGAACTAACATCCTACGCTGACGATACTGTTATAACCATAAACAGAAATCATTACTGCTCTTTGCTCAAGCTAACTAAGGGGCAGTTTGACGAGATAAGAAAGCCATTCTTTCTCAAGCGTAAGTCTGCTATGAAGGTTAGTATGCAAGCAGACAACCTCGACGATGAAGAGTTTGATGTAAACGAGCCACCAGAATATGTACAAGAGAACGAAGAGTACAGGAGGATGTGGAAAGAGAGTGGGTATTACCCACGCCTCAATAAGAAGAGCGAACCAGTGTGCTACATGTTTCGCAACAAGAATGGTAACGGCATGACGCAAGTTGCGGACTTCTTCATGACTCCATTACTCCATATCTTCTCTGATGATTTCGAACAGAATAAGCGTGTGCTGCGTATCAATCGTAGATATTACGAGACACCTATATATATAGAAATACCTTCTAAAGCCATGCTGAAGATGTCTTCAATCGAGGAGGTCTTAATCAACTATGAAGCTGTGAACTTCAATGGTGAAGAGTGGCAATGGAAGGCAATCAAAACATATATGAGTCGCCACTTCGTAATGTGTTCGGAGGTAAAGACCTACGGTAATCAGCAGAGCGAAGGTATGAGTCGAAAGACAGATGAACAGTTCTTTGCTTTTGCCAATGGTATCTTTCACAATGTCGACAGTCAGTGGGTATTCGACCCCGTTAATGAACTGGGTGTGGTTACCCATAACAAGAACAACTACTACCTCCCTGCTTTCTCTACCATCTACGCAGGAAGCGGTAAGCAATCAGATAAGTACGAGCTCATCAGTCAGCTTGTATACAAGGAGGTCCCAGCTGAGAAGAAGGTCAGCTTCGAAAAGTGGGCTTCGTTAATGGACCAGGTATATAAGATTAACGACAATGGTAAATGGGCTTTAGTTTTTGCAATTATGTGCGCCTTCAGAAGCAACATCCACTGCATCGATAGACTTTTCACCGCTCCATTTTTCATGGGTCCGATGTCATCTGGTAAGACACAGATAGCGATATCAATTCGGTCGCTATTCATTTCTCCAAATATACCTATCTTCAATCTTAATACTGGTACCGACGCAGCGATGTCTACCATCATGGGTACATTCAAGGATGTCCCCGTTGTACTTGACGAATACAATAACAAGGATGTCAGTGATACCAAGTTCCAAGCTCTGAAAGGTATCGTATATGACGGTGACGGTAAGCAAAAGAGAAAAGGAACCTCTGGACGAGAGATTGAGAATGATAAGGTTTTCGCACCTGTCATCATCTGCGGTCAAGAAACACCACAGCGTGATGACAACGCTCTTATGAGTCGTGTGATTGTCTGCGAAGTCCCGAAGCCTCGTAACCGTACACCAGAGGAAGTGCGCCTCTTCGAAGAACTAAAAACAATTGAAGACCCGAATAAAATAGGTCTTTCAAATGTACTTCTTCAGATCCTGGAACTTCGTCCTATGTTCATGGACCATTTCAGAAGCCTTAAACAAGAAGCGTATAACGAACTAAAGCAAGACCTCATCAACTCTGGAGAAATGGACCGATTGATGAAGACTGCATCCCTCTTCTTGGGAACTGTCAAACTGATAGAGCGATATTCTAACCTTCGTCTACCGTTTACCTACGACGAGTTCTTCAAGATAGTTCAAGAGAAGGTACAATTCCAGTTATCACTTATTCGTAGTACTGATAAGCTGGCGATGTTCTTCACAGCTGTCAACAATATGATTGACACGAGACAAATCATAGAAGGACGTGAATTCCTTATCGAGCAACCCAAGAAGGTCACAGGTAAAGATTCACGTGGGGATTCAAAGACCTTCACCTTCGAAGCAGGCTCGAACATTATGTTCTTACGCTTGAGTGCAGTCTTCAGTATCTTCGACAGAAGCGGATATAACAATGAGAATAGCACGCTGTCAACGATAGAACAAAACCTACGTAGTCATTCTTCATACGTCGGAACAGTATCTTCAAGAAGATTCATATGGGAGGAGACGGTTGACGACGCAGACCTTCGTGATGGAAGTATGGTTAAGTTGCGCAAGCAGAAGAGCACATCTACAAGTGCTATCATTATAGATTACGACAAGTTTGTCGAGTCATACAATATCGACTTTAGAAGAGACTATGCTGACGACAGTAAAGAATGCAAGCCAGTCGAAACTAAGGTAACTAACATAACTGAAGAACCACCGAAAAAAACTCTTCCGCAAGAATTGCCATTTGAGCCTTCAGACGGAAGTGATGAACCTTTTTAATGAAAGTATCAAATTCCTTTAGAGCCGTGCCAGTTCGGATGAATAGGCACGGCTCATTTTATTCTATCTATATCACATATCATATCAATACCATATCACATTCTTTATTACTGAAGGTGGCGAAAAAAATCCCCCGTACCCCCAATTTTCAGAAGAAACCTCGAAAACATGACTTTTGAAAATAAATTTTCAGAAAAACACCGTCCTACAATCCTACAATCCTACAAATTATTTTTCTTTTCAAACCTATAATATACATATATACCTATAAATCAAATAGTTATATTATTATTATAGGAAATAGGATTTAAATGTTTATTTGTAGGATTGTAGGACGTTGTAGGAAATAGGATTTTTCGTGTTTTTCTCTGTTTTGGATTCGTCGTCCTACAAAATATGTGTTTTTGTAGGATTGTAGGATGAAAAAAGAGAGTGAAATAATAAAACTTTTGAGTGATAAAATTTTGTTATCTCATTGATAATCTGTAACTTTGCGTTAATTAAGTCTAATTTTGCAGGAATGTAGGACGGTAGGACGGCTAAAAACTAAAAAAGGATATGGAGAAAAAAAATGGTCTGCGAAACGAGTTGTCACAATTCAAATTGAACAGTACCTTGCAGAATATATAAGTGCAAAATATTGTAAAGACACAGTTACTGGTGGTGTCAAGATTCCAAGCACCACAGATCTATACTTCTGCGTATGGGAGAATATGACCAAGCAACGCAGCAATCAACCTGATGTCGTAAACGGCAACCTCCGTATTCACCTACCTCAACGTAAGGCTGGTGTTATCGCCAGCCCTTGGAAAGATCCTGCTTATTACAATTATCTATCTCCAGCAGCAGCTAAGGAAATAGAAGCTCAGATACGAAGGATGTTCAATTTCGAACTCCATCGTATTCTGTTGGAGAATGAAGAGTTCGGTCGACAGAAGAGAAACCTCGATGTTATCTATGACTTCATTCGTAGCTATCAATTGAAGTCTATATCTTCAGATGCATTATTGAAGAATTACTACCGCTTCCGAAACCGACTTAGACCCAAGAAGGTTCGTAAGTATCAAAAAGTTGCATGTATTTAATATTTTTTAATACATACCAAACTATCGTTTTTGTCACTCAAATGTTTTATGATATGTTAGAATTTTTAAACACCGTACAAGTGAGACTTGTAAATCCAAATAGAGAAGGAAAGAAGAAAGTGTATGATTTCGTTGCCGATACCTTCACGTATATACCACAACTTACTGACAATGAAGCTGGTAATTATTGGAACTGCGATAAAACCATAGTTATAGACTTACCCGACGAAGGAACTCGCAGGACCTTCGCAATAGAGAGAAGTGCTATCGTTACAATCAAGACATCTGATAGGAAAACTCATAACATCGGAACGTCAGATATTCCTGCTCGAGTTCAGATATCTTCAAATTTGAACTCTGCAAACCTCGTAATCAAGTGTAAAATGCTCACAGACCCCCTTCTGTAGGTCTTTTGCCTACACCTTATTATATAGTAAATTCGCATCAAAAAGAATATTGATGAAAGAATTACAGTCTCTACTTGTCTCAGGGAAGCCTCTATTCATAACTATTGACGGATTTCGACAGGCTATGTTAACAGCCTTTCCGCTCAGTGGTAAAGCACCAGATAAACCTGAGGTAAACTTATCGTTCAGCATGACGAAAGATGAAATGCTTGCTTACCTTAACACCCATAGTTGGTATCAGCTCGAGTCACATCTTGCTCTCTTGGATATTCAGAAGATAACGAATCAAGAAAACACCGCTCCTATTACACTTACTGATGAGTTCAGTGATGAGCAACTGCCTGATAACAGTATTGCTTATCATCGTGTATTCGGTACCGTGATGTCTGATTCGTATTATTACTTCTCAAGTAAGCAGTTGCAATCAGACCTGCTTGCAGCTGAAGCTAATCCGCAAATATCTTGTCACTTCCTCCACATCAATTCACCAGGTGGTGAAGCGTGGTACCTTGACCGTCTGAGCGAAACACTACGCAGCTGCGAGAAACCTATCCTCACCTTCTATGAGCAGATGTGTTGCTCAGCAGGATATTACATCGGATGCCACGGTCAGCGTATCTACGCAATGACACAGAATGACTTTGTCGGTTGCATCGGTACGATGTGCAGCTTCTACGATTTTGAAGAATACTTTGCTAAGCTCGGTATTAAGAAGGTCGAAGCAAAAGCAACTAAGTCTGACTTGAAGAATAAGGTCTTCGATGATCTTCGTAAAGGTCAGGATGAGCAATTTGTGAAAGATATACTCGACCCAATGAATGTACAGTTCTTATCAGAGGTGCGTTCACAGCGTAGTAAACTTGCAGACCTTCCTGATGATGCTCCAGTCTTACGTGGTGAGACCTTCTATACTCCTCAGGCTATGGAACTCGGTCTGACAGATGGTAGCAAGACAATGATAGAAGCAATCGTTGAAACCTCTACGATGGGTCGTGAATATACTGAGGCAAAGAATCTTAAAACTGCCGTTTACAATATATAAATGTATCATTTTAATTTTTAGTTATTTATGAGTTTAAAAGAAAAACTAATGAGTGTCATCGAGATGCTTGGATTCAAGCAAAAGTTCGAAGACAAAAGCCTGACAAAGGATGAGTTTAACTCACTCATCGCAGAGTATCAGAAGAAGTACCAGAGTACACTTACTGATGATATTGCTTCTGAACAAGCTGCACAGAAGACAGCTCAACAGGCGGATGAGTTTCAGAAGATGCTGAACACCATTCAGTCTGTTCTGAATGGTGGTGAGCCTTCAGCAGCAGCTGATAATAATAGTGGGCAGCAGCCTGCACAGCAAGGCAATGCTACACTTGAGGGTATCCTTGAGGGTATTAAGGGTATGCGTGCTGACATTCAGGCAATGGGTTCAAAGCCTGCTCCTGATGTTCCTGCACAGACTGTTAATGCTGTACCTCTGAGTGTTAATGGTTTTGCTAACACCCCTGACTATCTATTCGGTGTTGAGCATTCATTGTTCTCTATGAAGAATCGTTGGAACCAGATTGCAGCTAATCCACGAGCAGCAGCTGCTCTTCCAGAGGTTGACGAACAGGTCGATGGCGTTGCCTTTTACAAAGAGGCTTGCAATTTTGCCAAGTCGCTCAAGAACCGTTATCAGTACCTTCAACAGAACAAGATGCTTGATGCAGCTGCACTTGCAAAGGGTACTTATGCTACCAACTACGATGGGGTAGACAATGCTGGTCTTGGCGATCAGTTCGTTGTGCTCCGTCAGGATGCCCTCATCGCACGTGTTCTACAGGTTCGCGACCTTACTCAGTTCTTCCCAGTAGCTTACGGTTATCAGGACCGTGGTCTCGTTTTCAATGCTTTCTTCGACGAAGTTTCACAGGCTTACCAGTCTGGTGAGGTCTTCAAGGGTGGCATGAAAATTGAAAACCACATGGGTTATGTAGACGACGCCATGATTAAGATGGAGTGGGGTCCGATGAAGGAGCTCGAGCGAAAGTACATCGGTTATCTCAACAAGGAGGGTTCTGACCCTATCAAGTGGACGATGATTGAGTATCAGTTGCTCAATACTCTCCGTGCTGCACAGGTTGAGCAGAACAAACGCCGTATGCGTGGTATCTACGTGAAGCCTGATAAGGGTGTTGCAGGAAGTTACCTCAATGCTGCTACTGGTGTTCTCTACACTTTGTTGCGCTATGTACACCAGTACGACATCAAGCCACACAATGAGAGTACATATCGCACCTACACACAGGCAACCTTCCTCCTAGCTGTTCAGGAGTTCATTGCTGATGTTCGTGCTTCAATCACTGAGGACATGGATCTCGACAACCACTTCATTTACTTGAATAAGAACCATCAGGCATGGTGGATTAAGAACGTACGTTCTACTTACGGTAAGGATACAGACTTCACTGGACCTATGGGTGCGTTGAGTGTGGTACCAGACACTACAATGCGTATCATCTGGTTGCCATACCTCGGTCAGACACCGTTCATGATGTTGCACGAACCAGGTAACATTCAGTTCTTGGAGTTTGTTCCTGGTGAGATGCTCTCTGTGAAGATGCAAGAGAACATGGAGCAGGTTCGTGCTTGGAGTGTGTGGAAAGAGGGAACTTCTGCTTCATTCACTGGTCGTCGCTTCTCAACTAAGGATGAGATGGACAAGAACAACTACGAGTGGCAGCAGATCTTCATCAACCTCTTTGCTGCAACTATCACCGATAAGGTGGATGGTAACAATGGATTCTGGCAAGTCACAGACAGTACCACAACACTGACAACTATCACCGATATCGAGAATGCAAAGGCTGGTGTAGCTTACTGCATCGAGTGTGGTGACAAAACTAAGTTACCAAAGATTACCAATAGTGGTAAGTTCGATAGCATCACGGCTGCCTTCACCGCTACAGCTGTAGGCGACTACATCATGGTGATCCTTGGTGCTGACAACAAGTTCCGTGAGTTGGAGCGTTGCGTCGGTGGCAAGCGCACCATCAACAAGGAGTTGCAACCTAACGTACCAGGTGGACGATAGATGAATGACTAAGGAACTGGGAGGAAAGTCGATGGAATTAAAAGCTCGGAACGGCTTACCTCTTCAGTTCCTTTCTTAAATCAATAATTATCATTAATAGAAATAGAAATGAAAAAGCCCAATATTCAGAAACGCTATCGTGCGTATAATCCTATGAAAGGATTTAACTACGCAAATCGTCAGTCACGCAATATGTTCATGGCTACGTTTGCTATTTTTGGCATCCTCATGCTCGTAGCAGCCTTGCTTGACCATTCTCTCGGTGCTGCTGCTGGTTCAGGTGTTACCTTCGCCTCTATGGCATTGCTCGGTCACGTAGACGATGTATCCGATAGAGATACACACGGTAGTGCTATCTCTTACATCGTATATCTCATTGCGCTCGATCAAATCGACCGCACCAAGGAGTTCCCACAACCTAACGCTAATCGTGAGGTTGCGCCTGTTCCTTTGAAACCGAATGAGATACCACACTACTTCGAGGCACACGACATTCCAACCTTCACTGGTACCACAGAGAAGGGCGACATCACTACGACAGGCGAAAACCAGCTTGTAATGGTAATGGGTGGAGCTCGTGCAAACCTTTATAACTTCATTGAGGAGTACAGCGGTGGTAAGTTTATCGCTCTTTATAAGCATATTAAGAAGAAAGAGTGGTACATCGTTGGTGAACTCGAGCGTCCTATTATCCTCTCTAACACTGAGACGAAGGACGATAAGGACGGTCGTTACACCACCCTTACCTTCAAGCGCAGCTCTGTAGACCTTCCACTAATTTACACTGGTAACCCAGCTGTTACCGCTGCTACCGCTATCAATGCGGATGCTACAGATGTAGCTATCACAGCAGGCAGCAACACTTACACGATTCCAAATGGAACGTCAGCAGCAGCTGCTATCGCTACAGTCAGTGGACTCAGCAAGAGCGACAAGGGTAGATACATCACACTCGTTGGTGCTGGTACTGATAAGGCTGCCACCATCGCTGACGGTTCTACCTTCGTACTCGAAGAGGGTGCTACCTGGACAGCGAAGACTGGTGCATCTATCACCTTCCGTGTTCTTGACACCACAACACTTGTCGAGGTCTCAAGAACTGAAGCCTAACCTCTCACCCCTCCCTGATACGGGAGGGGATTTATTCACCATTTTATATTAAGATATGTACAGCGCAAAAGAGAAATTAACGCACTTCCATAAGTTGGTAAGCCCTACAGTTGTGGAAGCCGACCTTGCCCTGCTGCACGAGAAAGCACCTCACCTTACCGATTTCACACGCTTCGATCTCTCGCCAGAGAAGAATCACGAGGAGATACTTTTCCTTCTTCTTGACCATTGTGAGCACGACGAAATCGTACGTAATCGACGTGAGTATGCTAATCAAGCAGCCGTCGAGGATAATGATAATAACAACGCCAACAACTCTTCTGAAGATGGCGACGAGAATCCTGAAACACTCAACAGCAATGAAGATGAAAGCCCAGACACTGACGGTGGCGAAGGCAACGAGGACCCATCGGAAGAAGAGGGTGGCGATGAGTCATCTGAAGAGGGTTCTGAAGATAACGAGTCTACAGAGCAATCATCAGAGGAACCTACTGCGCCTTCAGAGGATAAGGACGATGCTTCTTCTAAGAAGGAGAAGGCGAAAGCAACTCCAAAAAAAAAGAAGAAGAGTACCCGAAAATAGACTGGGAAAACCTTACTGATGCGGACGTGCAGATGGCAACCGTCATCTATAACGACCGCATCAACACTTGGCGTAAGATGAAGCAGCTCGACGAATTGCTAGAGACAAAGCCAACCGCACAGGCTGTTGCAGAAATGGCAGAACTGCGCATCCGCAATCTTCAAGCATTTGCCGAGCTGCAATCATTAAACGACACTGGTAAGTTCCTCTGCAAGCACCCGATACTCTTCGGACGCTCAGAGATAGCCCAGCTCATTAAGTTGCTCCGCACTGACCCAGCAGAGTTCCTCCGCCGGCACAAGAACGTTCTCGACAACATCAAGCGTTATAAGTCATTCGTAAAGCGCAAGGATCGTAAAGAGAAAAGAGAGGCTGATAAGCGGAACCTCGAACGGTATCAAGAAAAAGAGCAACTGTTCAGAATGGTTCTTGAACAACAAAATAAATAATTACAATGGAAAATAGCATAAAAGTTTTTAATTTGGGCGGTTTGCCTACTGCCCCGCTGGACTCTTTTATCGAACTTCAGGAAGATTTCAAAAAGCCTGATGCAGACAAACTATCGAAGCTTCAGATGCTCATCATCACTCGAGGTTTCAAGTATTCATTCAAAGTATGGAAAGATTCTGAAGGTAAGCTTTGGATTATAGATGCACACCAAAGACGCAAAGCTCTTCTTGGACTTCGCTCTTATGGTTTCAAAATTCCAGAGATTCCCTACGAGGAAATCCAAGCATCTAATAAGAAGGAAGCTGTCGAAGAAATTGCAGCTTATAATTCAGAGTTCGCTCAAAAGAATCCAGACACACTCCTATTCACTAAGTATAACATCAGTGGCGATGACCTTGCTAAGTTCAATCTTGGCTATGAGGTGAAACAAAATGACTTCTCAATCGGTACAGATAAACTATTTGCCTCAGAAAGTGACACTGCTGATATTCAAGAAGATGTTGTAGACACAATCCCACAAGAGGATAATGAAGTATTTGCTCGTCCTGGAGATGTTTTCAGGCTTGGGAATAACAGATTGATGTGCGGAGATTGTCGGTCTAAAAGCGATATCGTAGCACTAATGAATGGACGTGTTGCTGATATGATTCTCACTGATCCTCCTTATAATGTTAATTACGAAGGTGGAGGAGATAGCAAACTTACCATACAGAATGACTCTATGGAGAATGACCTCTTTCTTCGCTTCTTGCAGTCTGTGTTTAATGTTATGTTTTCCATTGTTAAGCCTGGTGGTTCTTTTTATGTTTTCCATGCAGACTCAGAAGGCGAGAATTTCCGCAGAGCTATTCGAGAAGCAGGATTCAAAATAGCACAGTGCTGCATTTGGGTTAAGGATTCTCTTGTAATGGGTCGACAAGACTATCAGTGGCAGCACGAGCCTTGCCTTTATGGTTGGAAACCAGGGGCAGCTCACTTTTGGAACTCCGACAGAAAGCAGACTACCATTTGGAATTTCGATAAACCAAAGGCTAACAGAATCCATCCGACTATGAAACCTATTGCGCTGATGGCGTATCCAATAACTAATAGCACGAAGAATGGTGATGTTGTTGTCGATGTATTCTCTGGATCAGGTTCAACCATTATGGCATGTCAACAGACAGACCGTATTGGGTATGGAATGGAAATAGATCCTAAATATGTGTCGGCAACTGTACGAAGATTTATGTCTATGTTTCCACAGCAGCCTATTCTGTTAGAGAGAGATGGCGTAGTCTTATCGGAAGACGATACTAAAAAAATAATTCTATGTCAGAATTAGTTGTAAAAGAGATTTTATCAGATGAATATGTAAATCAAGTCAGAACGTTCGGGGCGTTAAACTATACCCCCGAACGTATTTGTCAGCTACTTGCTTTAAGGAAAGCTAAGCGAGAAGCATTGCTATATCGCATAACGCTTCCTGGTGATATTTATTTTGAAGCTTACCAGCAAGGTCTCGCACTTGGAGAGTATAACATAGACGCTGAACTTGCTAAGAAGGCTGAGAAAGGTGATAACGACTCTATTACTTTACTCGAGGAACGTAAGAATGAGCGTGCAGAAAAAGACCTACGAATGAAACTCTTTGGAATATGAAAAGTGAAATTGAGAAGTTAGACACCATCCACCCTGACCTAATATCTGCATTCTTGACGAATGGAGATTGTGAAGGCATACCTCAAGATGTTAAGTTGTTCTTGCAGCAGCTGCAATGGTCTGCTGAGATATTCGAACACGAGCGTAATATTACGAGAGCAGCTAAGAAACTGAAGCTTCGTATTAACGCTGAGCAGCGAATAAAGATAGAAGAGCGCACTTGTATGGCGAGAATCTATCAGGCAATCAACTACTTTCAGGTTGACTGCAACGTTCCTATAAAGGTTTGGGAGAGCAATTTTGCAAACAAATATGAAGACCTTGCTAAACTCTGCGCACTTAATCGCGACTATAAAGGTATGAAGTCGTGTTATGATGCTGCTCTTGAGTGTCGTCGTCGGTCTTCGGAGATAGCAGAAGCAGATAGGGATTTAGGTGTTCTTTTCTTGATTTCTCCTGAGCTCACAGCAGAAGAACTTGGATTTTCGAAGAAGAATCTTAAAGAAATCGCTGCTAAGCACAACGAAGGTTTTTATATTAAGCTTATCGATTCTCTTCCTGTTGAGAACAAGGAGAAGAAACGACTGCTGCGTGATGCTGATATTCAAGATGCTGAAATAGTGGAGGAAATTCAAAATGACTGATGAAATAATAAATAACGAACAGCCTACAGTTGACTTCGAGCATTACTATATGAACCGTGTGCAGCTGTTGGCAAACATCATCGACCCGAATATGCTCTATGCAGAGTGGGCTCGTGCAACGGGTAAAACGGAGGGCGTTATCGTTCCACGTCTTATCCGTGTAACAAATGATATGCCTGGTGAACTTTCGTTCCTTGTGCATAAGACTTATGTTGCACTGATGACAAACGTCTGGCCTAACATTCAGGCTTCGTTCTCTCGTCCTGTCATCGTGAATGGCAAGCAGCGTGCAATGTTAGAGTATGGTATCGACTATGTGGTCGGTGAAGCGAAGCTACCCTCACACTTCCGTCGACCACGCTACCCTATTGCCTACGCTAAGCATTCGGTCATCTTCCGCAATGGTGCGCACCTTCAGTTAGTATCTTCAGATCAGCCTGAGAGTGTCGCTGGTCGTAATGCTGTCCACGCTTTCGTCGAGGAGATGAAGCACAACAGTGGTGAGAAACTAAAGTCACGCCTCTTCCCTTCCCTCCGTGGTGGTTCAGCTGACATCCGTCGCTCTGCTTACTATGAAGGAGTGACAGGTGTGAGTGATACGGCACGTGTCGACCTTGGTGAGGACGATTGGTTTGAGGAATACGAAAACAAGATGGACCGACAGCTCATTGAGGAAATAGCCAGTGTGTCACTTGCTATCAATCAGTCACTTTATAAACAGTTTATGCTTCAGCAGGATTTGCGCAATACGAAGAACCCTGTCACTATGGAGAAAATCAGACTGGAGAATGAACGTCTTAACACCTTTGTTGCCCGATGGAAACCACGCTTAGCGGACATGCGAAGAAACGCAATCTACTATATCCGTGCTTCATCATTCTGCAATAAGGACATTCTCGGTCCTAAGTTCTTCAAGACCCAGCTCGACACGCTCGATTTGGATGAGTTTTTGACCGCTATCTGTGCTATTCGACACAAGGAGGTGACTAATAAGTTCTTCACTACCTACGACCACGAGCGACACCAGTTCAAAGATAGTTATATTTATGACCAGATTTTGAAGCTGAACCTCAAAGACCACTTCACACTGACCGCTCGCTATCTTCGTCACTACGATAAGCGTGAACCGCTCTACATTGGTTACGACCCTGGTAACTTTCAGTCGCTCATTGTCGGACAGAAGAAAGACTATGGTAGTCGCTTTGATATCATTAAGGAATTTTGGGCTTACATACCAGACGACCAGCAGAACCTTGCGCAGCAGGTGTATTCTTTCTTTGGTACGGATGCAGTGAATAAGGTAATACACCTTTATCCCGACCGTGCTGGTAACAAGACACGTGAGGAATTAGAGCAGATAACTACTGACTCATTGACGATGAAGGCAGCCTTGGAGAGTTACGGATTTTCAGTTATCCTTTACAACGACGGTGCACCGACCATTTACCACTGGCAGCAGTTCCGCCTTTGCCAGTTGCTCTTTGGTGAGAAACTTCCTTTGCTTCCGAAGGTGCGAATAGATGAGAACGAATGCCCTAACCTTTGCAGTGCAATTTTGATTAGTCCGTTGAAGAAAACCAACGGCAGAATAGAACTCGACAAAGCTTCAGAGAAGAAGGAAGAACTCAAGCGAAGACCAGGACTAACAACGCAGCTCCCAAGTGCGATGATTTACCTTTTATACGGTCTTTATTCTGACCTTATTAAAAAGGAATTAAGCAGTTATCCCGATGATTTGCCCGAAAATATTACTATTTAACGGCTAATATTGTAGCGCACGTAATATAAAAAGTGTCTGAAAATCGACAATAACGGGGGCTTTTTACATCGGTCAAAAACTTATTTTGTTGTGTTTCAGTGGTTTACGTTTTGAAAATCAAAATCAAAAATAGACAAACGACGTTTATCTCCACGCACCGCTGAATTGAGGAAAAGAGGTGCAACGTTTCAAAAGTTAGGAAATATGACAGTAAAGGGGAAAATCGTCCTTTGTTCCTACAGCGATTTTCAGTAATTTCGCAAGTAATGGAGAAGACGATTGAGATGAACGGCATCGATGCGATGCAATGGGCAAGGGAGATAAGTAGAGTAGCACAAGGTGACTTCACTATCTGCTTCTTTCCTTACGCTCGCTCACAGGGTATGGCAGGCGAGCAGATGGTAGTCAAGGAACATTGCAAGTACCGCACACAACTACCTGATGAGTGTTTTAATGTCGACTCCGAGAACTACTTTCTATTCGAGGATCAAAACGGAAATCCTAAGATGTGTTATCGCATACTCATCAGGTATATGGGATTTCCTCAAGACGGATATAAACTACATAAGATAAATTGGTTATGACAGATAGTATTGAGTTGCACGGCAACGCTGGTCTCTATGTTATGGATGGCAACACCTTCTCTTTCCAAATTGGAGAAGGAAACGAGTTGTCAACAAAGCAAGGGCTACTCGTACCACAGGGCAGACAGTCGTACCTACACGAACACCAGTGGTTGAGTGTTAACGGATATCAGGTGTGTATGCGTGGCGTGAACAACGCACAGTGTGAGGAGGTTGCAATGGAGATTAAGCAGAACCGTTTGCTGCCTCGCTTGTATAGCAAGGAGATAAAGATGCTGTATGGTAACGGACCTTGTGCTTATATACAGACAGTAGAGAATGGTAAGCTGCGACGTGAGTACACCGCACTGCCTGCGTGGGACGAATGGATGAACTCTTGGCAAGAGCGTGGTATGGAAACATCCGCACAGGAGTTCGCTAAGACCTGCATAAAGAACTACTACTGGTTTGGTGATTACTTCGTTAAGTGGAGATTCTCACGTGGTAAGCGTATCGGTATGTTACCAGTGGCAGGACTTGAACCCTTAGAGAATAAGCACTGTCGTCTTGCTACTACTCGTAAGGATGTAGCCTATGATCAGATTAATTACGTTGACTTCAATAACATAGCTGTAGGACGCTGGACATACGGCATGGGAAACTACAAGATATATCCGAAGTTCGCATTGTCAGAAGTTGACAACTATCTATTCGCTGCTGTGTCACACCACCGTGAGAAATCAGTCGATGAATTCTATGGAGTGAATGAAACCCACCAAGGCGCACGTCCTTATATTCAAGGTAGTAATAAGACCGCCTCATACATCAACTCCTTCTTGCGTAACTCACTTGCAGCGAAGATACACATCATCATTCCGAATGAGTGGGTGTCAAGCAAGCGTAATCAGTTGGTAAAGTTATGCGAGGAGAATAAGGTTCGCTCATCTAAGAAGCAGGACTTGGTTAAGTATAATGGCATCAACATCGGTACTGAATACCGTGAATCGTTGCTTGTAGAGTATATGCGATTAGAACTGCGTAAGATAGGCGACTATCTGAGCGGTGCCGACAATCAAGGCAAGGCCTACTCTTCTATTTCATTTATGGATAGTTCAGGTCACGAACTGCAGTGGAGAATCGAAACAATCGACCTTAAGTATAAGGAGTATATCGATGCACTGATTTCCTACGATAAGCGAGCGGAAGAAGCCTTGCTGTCAAGCGTTGGTTTGGATGCTTCCATCACAGCAGTTAGCAAGGATGGTGTTATCAGTAAGTCAGGTTCTGATGCTTACTATAACTACCTTATCTATATAATGTCACTCACACCTGAAGATGAAATCTGTGCAGAACCATTCAATCTCGCTCTCCGATTGAACTTCCCTGAACTCTATAAGCAGGGTTATCGCATAGGCTTCTATCGTGAGGTTCCACAGCGACAGGAAGATATAGCACCAAAAGACAGACTAAATCAACAGCAGTCATGAATATACTCGTAGACATTTTCAAGAACTTCTCCACCTTCAGTCTTTATGCGCCTGGAGTGGAAACTAATATGGACCTGAACGATTTGCGTTCGTCTGGTCTTACGGCACGTAAGCGCATCGAAACCGTAATCAGTCGTGCGGTGTTCGATGAACTCTTAAAAGAGAAAGAAAACTCTCCTCTTATGGAAGCATTGCGTGCTGCTATGGCGAACATGACTATGGCAAATCAAATCATCTTTGATAGTGTGAATCGAAGGAAGAGCGAGGTCAATGTTTATAAGTACGAGCTGGAGGCGATGAAGCGTTCTTACATGGAAAACTACTGCAATTCAATCGACACGCTTGTACAACTATTATCTGAACCTACTGAAGGTGAGATTGCAGAACTGTGGCGCAAGACACCTTACTTCCCTATCTTGGAGCGATGCGAAATAAAAACAATGGATCAGATGGATTCAATCTATCCTATCGATGCATCTTATCTTTACTTCTTCAGAACTATACCATTGCAGAAGGAAACGCTCGATGAAGTTATGTCGATTTACTTCGAGAAACTTACAGATGACAATCGTGAGCGCATTCGTCCTATCTTGTTGCTTGCCTTGGTAAAGAAGACCATTGCAAAATCGCTCCGTAGGTTTGATATTCTCGAATTTCCTTCGACAATTCGAAACCTCTTCGATGATAGTCACGCTTCACGCTCTGGCAAGGACGAATCCAGTGCTATCTTTGCACTTGCCGACCGCCTCGATCGTGAAGCGGAAGAACTCCTCTCTAATGCTGATACACTGCTCTCCTCTGAGACTGTTTCTGATTTCTGCTCTAATTCAGCGTACAATCATCCTGATGATAATATCATAATGTTGCCATGAAGAAGGATGTTTCACTTATATATAAAGGTAAAATACATTTTATTCCTAACCATTGGGATGCGATGAATGACCGTCAGTTCATCCGTCTTGTAGGTGACTTCCTTCGTATGGCAGCTGGCGAACTGTCTGCTGGAGAGGTTCGGATTAACTGGCTGTGCGATATAATGGGTTGGAACAAACGCAAGTTCCATTCAGAGGAACAGATAGCCAACCTCGTCGCAATCTCTGAGCAGCTCACATTTATGTTTCAGATAAACTATCCTGATAACAATAGTGTCTTGGATGGTGTCGACGAGGATACTTACGAATTATGCCGTCGTGTTGACCCTTATCGCTTGAACATACCGCTTGCACGTGTGTTGCGCAGGCTCGATTATCAATACGTAATCGACCTCTGTTTCTGTGCGCAACTTATTCCTTCTGTTCAGATTGGCGAGCGTTCTTATCCTGGTTATCGAATTGAGACGAGTTTCGGTACGCTTACTTGCTCTCTTACTGCCCTTCAGTACGTCGAAGCACAGGGGCTTATCGAACGAGGTGAGGAATCGTTGCCGTTACTCGCTGCCATTCTATACTATCCAGAGAAAGAGTACAATTCTGAGCGTGCACACGAATTAGCTAACGATTTCGCTAAACTTCCACTCGAAACGCTTACTGCTATATCGTTTAATTTTCAAGCATTTAACAACTATCTGTTTAGTAAAACTTCATTCTCTCTGCTTTCTAAGTTCGCTCATAAACCCAAGCAGCCTATCACCACCGATGCCTCTGATGCACTCTACGACCTCTCCAAGGAGGGGCTTGGAAATGCAAAACAGATAGAGCAGATGAACGTACTTACTTATCTGAAGGTGTTGCGTAAGAAGACTATCGACGCAGTCAAGGATATGAAGGGTTTTGGCTGGGATAAATTAAAAATCAGTGAGGAGGTAGGGCTTCCTATCTCTGTAATCGATAAGATATTATGATTAAAGATCAGTTTCTCTATTTCGCACAATATCCGTCAAAAGAGGGTGTTCGTGCTATACTTACCAATGGTGCGAGCGACTTCCCTGGTTATAATGACCTTGCAGAGTCTCTTGATAAACTTCCCAATGTGTCGCGACTTCCTGAGATAGCCAACTATGTCTATGGTCAGTCATTCGATGAATTTAGGCAGCTTATCGATAAGTTAGTGGGTTCGTTCCTGTTCGTTGACTATGGCGAACTGAATATGTCAGCGGATGGACGCAACTCTTATCAGATTACCCAGCGCATCGCCATCACCGTAGCAAACAAAATGCCGAACCGTGCTGATGCTGCTGAATATATGCTTTCCTCTGACCAGACACTTCGCCTACTCTCTAAGATTCACGCTTGGATGATTGCCGATGCTGAAGAAGGCAATATCGATTGGATATCTCGTGGCGAACTCGACAAGGCGGAGATAATCCCTTTTGTTGCCTCTGAACTATCCTCGGTTGGTTGGACCTTAATGCTCAATTGTGTTGCGCCTGACACGCTTGGAACACACCTCCTCAGTCGGTCCTTTGCGAAACAGCCTTAAATCCTTACCTTTGTATCGTTAATAAGTTGGTAGAATTATAGTTTGATAGTTAATAGTTTTTTCAGATTGAAGATTGTTTAGGATGACGGGCTAACGCAGTGATGCGTTAGCCCTTTTTGTATCGTTTTTTAGCATTAGATAATTACTTCTAAATCACTGATTATAAAGGCAATAGTACTTGCATGTTCCTTATTATAGTGTTACCTTAGCAGTACAATTAGAAACAAAGAATATTCAAAAAACAAAGATTATGAACGAGCAAATTCAGAACATTCTCAACGAGAACGGAACAAAGACTTCAAAGATTCAGAAGCTCCTCACCCTCGGACTTACACGCAGACAGGTAGCTGACCTTGTAGCAAACGGAAACTACGGATTCGTGCAGAACGTTTACAAGCGAATGATGCAGGGAATCACACAGAGCGCAGCACAAGCAGCATCAACAGTTCTTCCACAACTCGACTACACTTTCAACCGCAACTTCGGTATTGAGATTGAAGCTTACAACTGCACACGTGAACGCCTCGCAAGAGAACTTACCGCAGCAGGCATCAGAGTTAACGTTGAGCGTTACAACCACAACGACCACAACGACCATTGGAAGTTGGTTACCGACAGCAGCCTTTCAGGCAACAACACCTTCGAACTCGTTAGCCCAATCCTCCACGGAGAGCAAGGAATTGAGGAACTTGAAAAGGTCTGCTGGGTCCTCGACCTTTGCAACGCTAAGGTTAACGACTCTTGCGGACTTCACGTTCACATGGACGCTGCGGAGTTCGACCTTCAGACTTGGAAGAACCTCATAATAACTTACAAACGTCTTGAGAACGTAATCGACCACTTTATGCCACAGAGCAGACGAAACAACCGCTACTGTAGAACTATTGCCACCATTTCAGAGATAGCAATCAACCGAGCTTCTAACATTAGCGACCTCAGAGCTGCTTTCGATAACAACCGCTACCACAAGATAAACCTTGAAGCCTACGCACGCCACCGCACGGTTGAGTTCCGCCAGCACGGAGGTTCAACGAACTTCACAAAGATGTCTGCTTGGATTCATTTTCTCGCAAAAATGATTACCTTTGCAAAGCAAGGCAAGGTGAAAAACAACACCACCTTGCAGAATATTCCTTTCCTTACTGAAAGCGAAAAGTTATACTTCAGATTAAGAACTAAAAAATTAGCAGCATGTTAACAACTTACAGGCTGAAGGGTGGCGACAAAATCGTCGCCACCTCTCCAGCCGACTTCCTTCACCAGCTTCGCACAGGCAGCCGATTCGATAGCGAAGGCACAGACGAAGAATATATGGTGCGTTTCGCTCACCGCTTACAGGAACTCGAGGGCTACCTTGTTTCCACAGACAGCCCCGATGCCTTCCTTGCCAATCTAATCAACAACGGCTTCGTGACCGTTGAAAAATAAAACACGATGCTCGTTTCTTTGTAGCCGTAGCAGTTTCTGAACTGTTACGGCTTTTTTATGTCAAATATTGAGAAAAAATAAACTTTCTATCAATAGTTATCAATTTCGTTAAGTCACGAAAATGTTTTAAATGTTAAATATTTAATCTTACTACGATTTTTTATAGTAAATATTTGCATACTACAAATATTTGTAGTACCTTTGTATTGTCAAAAAAATAATGAGAATATGAAACAGAAAACAGAAAAGATGGAGGTCACACCCGAAGAACGGGAACTCCTTGAGAGAATGAGAAATTATAATAACTCTTATCCAAATGGCTATCCACAACTCCTTTGGGATTTACAGGAACTCTTCGACAAAATGGTCCGACAGCCATACGAATAAAACAAAAGACCTCTCCCTTACGGGGGAGAGGCACAATAAAGTAAAACTATAAACACAGAAACAATGGAAACAGTTATGACAACCCCAGTAGTAGTTACTGATATGAAAAGAAAAGTACAAGACATTTTAATGTCGGTTTCATGGCGTGATTTTGCCAATACCTACTTTCAGAAATCCTCCTCTTGGTTTTACCACAAAATGGACGGTATCGATGGCAACGGAGGTGCAGGTGGTTTCAACCAACAGGAAGCCGAGCAGATGCGAGGCGCACTTATAGACCTGTCCAACCGCATTCGTCGTGCAGCAGAAAATATTTAGGCGAGGTTCTCATTGACCTTAAGACAAAAGTCACTCATCGCCTATGGGTGCATATTAGCCTCTCGCATTGCGAGGGGCTTTTTCTTTTCGTTTTTATTGCGTTGTTATTCGATTTTTGTATCTTTGCAACGAATATTAACTAAAAACTATTGTATTATGGAGCATCAACTTATTGTAGAGAGCGATCTTGAAGATTATCTCTCTAAGAAAGAAAACATCAACACATTTATCAATTTCTGTATCCGTGAGAGAATGAAGGCAGAAATCAATATGTCTATGAGAAAGGTTAGAAGACCCTCTCTGGAGGTGAGAGAAAATAATCATCTTGACTCTGAAACATTGAAGCCTCTCAGCGCAGAAGAAGTGGAAAATCCAAACACACCATTCTTCGGTCAGAAGATTGTAATCACGGGACAGTTTGTTACCTTCCCGAAGCGTGATGAATTGGGAAAACTCCTGAAGCAGTATGGAGCTGACATGAACACTTCTATCAGTAAGAAGACTAACATTGTCATTATGGGTTATGCTGCTGGTCCAAAGAAGAAAGACTTAATTAAAGACCTTAAAGGGCAAGGCTATGATATCCAAGTGTATAACGAGGACCAGCTGTTGAGAGTGTTTGACGAATATCAGATACCTCATGATGATTTACCCGATGAGAGACCCATTGTAATAGAATAATTTTGCGTGGCGCAAAAAATATTTGCGTTTTTATTTGGCGGTTACAAAATAACTCCTTATCTTTGTAACCGTCAAAACAAAGTGTAGAAATACGCAACAGAAGGGCGAGAAGATATCAAGCCCCGAACTTATTTATTTCGATGGGCTATTTTTTATGCCCATATTACAGCCTCGCTGTAAAGAAGATATGGCGGATGCCTCCCAGTGAAATTGCCCTTCGGTGCGAAATCGCTTTGTTTTGACGAACGGGAAGAGCATCCGCTTTTTTCGTATCCGTACCCAGCGGTTCTGGGAAATGTCAAAACAAAGCGTAATATGCAACAAGTAATCGAATTCGAGAGTTCTGCAAAGCAACAGCAGCCTATCGACGTACGTGCTACGATACAGCGCAAAATCAAGTCTATTAATCATTGGCTCGACGCTAAAAGCGAGTTCTACAGCCGTATCTGCGAGTTCTCAGTTACCCGTCGTTTGGTAATTCGAGTTAACCTTGTATCTTTGTGCGTGATCGTAGCAGCTGTCGCCATCGAGCAGCAGCCTATTACATCCGTAGTTTCAACCCTCTGTGCAGGCTGGCTCGTCTATCGCACCAACAAAACAGATAAGAAAGGAGGTGAAAAATGAAAGGATTAACTACAGCAGAGATGGAAATTAAAATGAGTTTCCCTGATATGGAGAAGATGGTAGTAGAATCTGATGTCATTTTTTCAAAGAAAGAAGTTGAAAATAAAGGTAGAGAGATAGCAACCTATTTAGATACTTATTTGCTTAGATATGAGCATAGAGGAAAAGGAGTTACCTTTTACTTTAGCCAAATGGCAAAGGATATCGTTTCGAACATGAAAGAAGGGCAAGAGGTAACATTGGTTCAAAGAGATGTTACAGGAAAAATAATTCCGAGCCTTAGCAGAAAAGGGCGATTGGAGGCTTTTGAGAGTTCTGTATATGTTTCTTATATGAGTGGCGATGCGACTGTAAGAGTAAAATTTGAAGATGAAACTGCCAGCTATGCTATTTACTATCTTGTTTTTTCGCAGACTGATAAACAGAAGAAAGGAGGCAAGGCATGATCTTCGTTTATAATTATTTCAAGGCTCATTCTGTCCCGAAAGACCTTGAACCGCTTTCCGAATTTATAAAGAAATATAACAAGGTTCTTGTAGCAGACCTTGATACGTTTGCAGCATTTATCGATGAGGTGTATAAGAAGTTTAACTCGATTCCCAATGCGAATAAAAAATATACGCTCAATCTTTCTGATAGTTCTATCGCTATTGACGATAACGAAATTCCGTTCTCGGTGATACGCATCTGCTTCTCAGATATACGTGGACTATGGGGGTTCCAGACTTTTGAGAGTTCTACCCAGTGCGAACAGCAGAACCTTGAGATTTTTCCTGTCCCCGATAAAGGTGAAGCAATCTTCACTCTCCCAGATCATTTAAAAAGTATAATTAAGAAAGGAGGCAAGGCATGATATTCTTTGATTATTATTTCAAGGCATCTTCTACCCCGAAGTACCTTGAGCCTGTTGTTATGTGTATGGAGCGACGTTACCAAGTCCTTATGGCTGACGAACATACACTAAAGAAGTTTATTGCAGAACTTAAATCAGAACTGGATGCTATTCCAAAGGCAAAGGGAAGGTATAAAATCGAAACTGATAAAGGGTATATCCATATCATTACTGTTCACGAGTTCTCAGAAGCCGTTATACGTCTTCAATATAAAGAAGTGCTTTCTTTGGAAGGTTTCAGCGAGGAACTCAGTAAGAACCTTAATGAAGTGGCAGAGAAAGGGGGTGAGAAATGATATTCTTTGATTATTATTTTCGTGACTTTTCAATTCCCAAAGTCCTTGCACCACTTGCTGATTGTATGAAGAGTTATCAAAGCGTTCTTGTAGCGGACTTAAAAGCATTCGACAAGGTTGTTGATGAATTGAAAGAAAAATATAACGCTATTCCAAAGGCAGAAGAAAGATTCTCGTTCCATGTTAGCGAAGGATCCCTTGGGACTATTTCAGTCTACAAGAACAACTCTCAACAGAAGTGTATGTTGCGCATCGCTTTCTCTGATGTCCGTGGGATGTTTGGCTTCGATTCTTCTCAAGAGTCTATTCAGCCAGTACCAGACGATGGCGACGAATATTATTCTTTGCCTGATCATATTAAAAGTAGTGTTCGGAAAGGGGGTGCGAAATGAAAATCATAACCGACCCTACTGTTTATGACTACCATGCTGAAAAAGGCTTGTTCATACCATTAGATGATTTTTGTTCAGCTCCAGGCTTGATAAAGTCATTAAGAGATAATGTTAAGCGTCAACTCCGTAAGGCGGAGTTTCATCTTGATTATTATAAAAATATTCACGATGCAGGCGAAGCTTCTTCTCGTCAACAAACAGCAATGGATAGATGGGGAGAGCGAGTGAACAACCTTAAGGGCTTTGACAAAACCCTTTCTGAAGTAAAAAAAATAATTGATTTAAAATGAAATACAAAATGAAAGCGTCTATCGTTAATCTCGACGAAAAAACTTCTGAGACCCTTCGAGCAATGCTCGACCCTGGATATATCTCTGAGCGCACTGAACGCTTAGAAGCTATCGAGAGTTTTCTTCTTGACCAATGGAGAGATGCAGGAACAATAAAGCCTGATACAGTTCTCACATTCCTCGACACCCTGCACTCACTGCGTAGGGATCTCAACGCATTCCTCACCTCTGCTGAACCTCACGGAGGTGCCGATAATCAAAAACAATAAAACCTTAAGACAATGACAACGAAGAAAGAAAACGACGAGCAGCCTATAACTGACATTAGTATATATATAGCTGCTTTATCAGCGACATATCGTCCAGCGTCGACACCAGCAGAAACAACTCACTTTTTCTCTACCCCCGAGGTAGTAGATGCTATTCGTAATATAGACCCTTCTGCTAAGGTGTGTGCAGAGCAAATAACCACAGCTCTTCTCGATGCAGGATATAAGTTCTGCAATCGACCTGGTGCGCAAGGGTTGGAATTCAAATGGATGTTCCGTGAAATATAATGTTTGTTATATTAAATTCGTAGAGGGCAGTACGTTGTGAAGCGTGCTGTTCCTCGTCCTTTAATCTCTTTTATAAATCAACTATCTTTGCTTTATGATTACAGAAAGCCTTATACGAAAGAAATTCGTTCATAACACAATGACAGATGCAGTCAATCGTCTCTATGCAGCATGGAGACCAGCCGTTTCAGTCTTTCAGGTACGTTCAGGCGAACTTCAACGCTTTGCTCAAAGCGGAGCTTCTTCAAAGCAAATCTCTGATGGTTCGTATGAATTACGTTTGTTTATACCTTTACACCTTCGTTTTCTTGATATTCAATATCGAAAACCTAAAGGGAAAAGAGCACAAGGACAGTCTAATCTTTATAATAAACTTGTCTGGCCTATCCTTTATAAGCACGTATTCCCAGAACTACGCTATGGGCTTACCGACGAGGTTCGCAACTCTCTACATAATCAATTGTCCCATGCAATAGAAAGTAAATAATCAGACTATCACTTGTGCGTTTCAAGGATATTGCTTATCTTTGTCGCAGGAGCTAAAAACAAAAACTATGTGGATATTTCTCGAAATAATCATAACACTCATAACAATGCCCTTCTTTATAAAGGCTGACGATTGGTGCTGGAGAGCTTGCCTTATTTACATTGGTTGCTGCATGCTCTTTACACCCCTCGTAGGAATCCCCGTTTTTCTCTTTGCTTTCAGCAGATAGACAAACAGTTTTGTCCTTTCCTACTTTATTGTCTGTTATTACCTTTGTTTATAAAAGGTAATAACAGACAATTTTATTTATGGCAAAACATTTATCTGAAGACGAAGTTACACTCGTTGTAAATGCTAAGGCAGACAAGGCGCAGCAGAATATTCGTAAGTTCTCTAAGGAAATTGATAACCTTGGAGAGCGCAATAAGTCACTCCAACGTCAAATGGAATCTCTCGAACTTGCAGGCAAGAAGAATACTGATTCGTGGAAACAACGACGTGAAGAGTATGGCAGAAATGCCACGCAGATTCGAAACCTCAAACAGCAAATCGCTGCTGAGACGAAAGCACTTGACCTTAATGCTCTCACTATGGCACAACTACGTCAACAAGCACGTAGTCTTCAACGACAGCTTGACAATACGTCTAAAACTATTAATCCAGAAGATTGGAAAAAACTCTCCAGCCGACTCTCTGATGTTAGGGATCGTATGGGTGAACTTTCCGATGCTTCAAAAAGCCTTGTTGAAAAATACGCCAACCCACAAGCCATGTCTTTCCTCCATGGTGAACTATTTGTCCGTTTTGCAGAACTGGTAGGAAAAGCCCTCCAAAAGGTAAAAGAGTTTGCTGCTGAAGGCATCAGTATGGCAGAGTCTGCTGATGGTGTTATCCACGCTTTCCGCAATCTTAATCAACCTGGGCTTCTTGATAACCTTCGAAAAGCTACCAAAGGAACTGTCAGTGATATAGAGTTAATGAAAGCAGCTGTCAAAGCTAAGGATTTCCGTATCCCTCTCGAAGATCTTGGTAAATACCTAACCTTCGCTCAGCTTAAAGCACAACAGACAGGACAATCGCTTGACTATATGGTGGATTCTATCGTAACGGGTCTTGGGCGTCAGTCTCCACAGATTCTTGACAATCTCGGACTGTCTGCTGCTGAAATCTCAGAAAAGACAAAAGAAACTGGAGACTTTATGAAGGCGGTAGCTTCTATCGTCGAGAAAAATGTTGCGTCAGCAGGAGAAACTTACATCTCTGCTGCTGATCGCGCTGCTCAAAAAACTACTGAACTCGAAAACAAACAGTTACAATTAGGAGAAGCCTTACTCCCTCTTAAGGAGAAAGCCGTAGATACGTTTGGCTCTATGAAGATTAGTATCATGGAGTGCATTGTCTGGCTTATGAATCATCGTAAAGCTTCAGCTGCACTTGGCTTAGCTATTACGAGCCTCACTATCAGTATGACAGTTCTTAATACTGCCTTCAGAACTTGGATAGCACAAACAGCAGTCGCAAAGGTTGCTATAGCAGGATGGACCTCTGCCGTAACAACACTTAAAGGTGTTTATTTACTTGTTGCAGCTGCTATTAATGTCATGCGAGGTAATACTATTCGTGCTACGGCTCAGATGCGACTTTTCAATCTAAGTTGTAAAGCAAATGTTATTCTTCTTCTTGTTACTGCAATAGTTGCAGCAGGAGTTGCTCTCTACTCCTACATGCGTAGCGTGGATAAGGTGAAAGTAGCTATGGTGAATTTCAATTTAGAACATGCACGCACCACAGCTGCAATAAAGAAACAGAATAAAGAGATTCAGAAGTCTGTCAATGACTCTACAGCTGAAGAAATCACAAAAATAAAGTTATTGCAAAAAACAATACATGACACCTCTAAATCATATAATCAGCGGAAAAAAGCCATTCAAGATATGCAGGCTATTGTTCCTGGTTATCATGCTACAATTTCAAAAGAAGGTAGGCTTTTTAATGAAAATACTAAAGCCATAGATATCTATATTCAAAATCTCCGTCGTGCTGCTCGTGCAGAAGCTGCCTATGAGAAGATGAAAGATAATGAGAAAAAGATTCTTGATGCCCAAGATACCGTTTCAGACTCAAGCCAAAAGGGGCGTAACGTTAGTAATGCCGCACAACGTAGGGGTATTAATATGGTAGCAGGAGAACGTGTGCAGAAGAAAACGCAAGTGTTCGAAGGTGCTACCCCTGGCTCTGCTATGACTAATGAATATTATGTAGTTGTCGACAAAAATGGAAAGGTTCTCCGAGAGATAAGTAAAGATAAAGCTATCCCTATTATGAAAGACCAAGAATGGGGCGATATGTTCGGGGCGAGAAAGAAGGTGGCCCAAGACCAAGTGCAACAGTACACTGCACAAAACGACCGCTTACAGAAAGTTATTGAGCAGAATGGTGGTATCAATCAGAAATTTAAATCAGGTGGAAAACCTCAGGGCGGTTCTCCTGTTGGCTCTGTTGGTGCAGAATTAGATATTATTTCTGCAAAAATAGAGGCTTTGAAAGCAAAACGCCTAACTATTAAGGTTGGTGATACGAAAGGGCTAAAAGCAATTGATGCTCAAATCGCAGCGTTGGAAAAGCGCAAGAGTAGTTTAGAATATGGTAAGTCCTCAGGGAAGACAAAGACTAAAACAAAAACTCACAAAGGTCCTAATCCCGACGATGTGGCAACAAAAGATTTCACTCATGATCGCGCTCAAAACCTCGATGCAGAAAAGCGAAGTTATGATAAGAGTTTGAATGCCCTGAAAGAAGCTCTTGGGAAAAAGAGTCTTACGCAAGAGCAATACAGCGCATACGTGGCAGCTCTTAATATTCAGCATCAGAACAAACTTCTCGACATAGAGAAGGCATATTTGCAACGCTCTGAAAACTTAGTGTTCAAAGATGCTGCAAAAAAGAAAGCATTGCAAGAAGGTCAAGCTAAGGCTGTCGCTGACCAACAGCAGGCAGCGAACACCGCTTATATCGAGGCTGAAAAAGAATACTACGAATCTCTTGAGAAGATTCAGGAGTCCGCACCAGCTAAGCCACAGACACTTAAAGAAGAATGTGATGCAAAGCTGCTCCTCTTGGATGGATATTACCAGGCTTCCTTGCAAAGAGCAAAAGAGAATGGCGAACGTGAGAAGGAAGTTACAAAGGCTTACGAAGCTGCTAAGGCTGCCATCATCGTAGACTATGCGAAGAAAGCAGAGGAACAAAAGGCGCAAGCACGACAGGAGTATGGGCTTGACACATTCGAAGACCAGTATGCCGCACGTCGCAAGAAGATAGAAAATGATAGTGTACTCAATGAGCAAGAACGTCAGCAGGCTCTTACTCTTCTTGATCAGCAGGCAGAAGAACACCGCCTTCAGATACGTCAGCAGTATGGTCTTGCCTCACAGCAGGAACTCTATAATGCAGAGTTGGATCAGTTGAGAATGCACCTTCAGAATAAAGAGATATCTGAAGAAGAATATGAAGAGGCAGTGAAGAACATGAAGATTGCCAAAATGAAGGAGGCATTCGATTTTTACTCTAACCTCTCCAGTGGAGCTGTTCAGGCACTACAGCAAGCAGAGGAAGCGAACGTTGATGCGAAGTATGATGCGGAGATTGAAGCAGCAAAGAAAGCAGGCAAAGATACCACGGAACTTGAAAAGAAGAAAGCGGATGAAAAGCTAAAGATACAGAAGAAGTATGCTGACGTTAACTTCGCTATCAAAGCCTCTCAGATTATAGCTGACACATCAGTATCTATAATGAAGGCTCTTAGTGAACTCGGTCCTATCGCTGGTCCTATCGCTGCAGCGTTGATGGGTATTACTGGTGCAGCGCAGCTTGCTGCTGCCAACGCAGAACGTCAACGTGTTAAACGTATGTCGCTCAGTGGTGCAGGTGGCTCTGCCTCTGCTTCAGGCGCACGTGTTGCGACTGGTCTTGAGTCAGGCGGAACTATCGATGTCGAGCGTAAACAGGACGGCAAGATGTTCCGTGCAGACTACGACCCTGATAGACGTGGATTTATCGACAAACCAACCGTTCTCGTAGGAGAAGGAGGGTATGGTCACAGCAAAGAGTGGGTGGCTTCGAATGCTGCTGTTGAGAATCCTACCGTAGCACCCTTCATTGACATCATCGACCGTGCGCAGCGTGCAGGAACTATCCGTACCCTCGATATGAATAAGTTTCTCATTCAACAGGCACAAGGTCGTGCCTCTGGTGGATATGTCACACCAACAGTTAATGACGTGCGTGGTGTGGTTAAAGATTCTTATAAGGATACACTCATCGAGCGACTGACTGATGTGCTTGATCGATTGTCAGTTGATGGTATTCCTGCATCAGTCTCTCTTAATGAGATAGAACAGAAGCAGCAGCTACAAGACAAAGCTCGCAGATTTGGAAGTAAATAGACTTAACACCTTACACAGCAATGAAGATAACTAACATAGAGAAGGGCGAAGACTACAACCTCAAGCCCGACACACAGATCCAGGTTGAACGCACCAATCCGTTCTTCAATGATTATGGCGAACAGACTACACCACTCGAGTTGCCCTCGTCAGAACGTAACCGCAGGATACTCGGTTTCCCTGATTCATTCGGTCGACGTGTGAAGATGACTGCTACAGATGTCGCGATACAAGATGGTGAGTACTTCGCTCAATGTAGACAGGTGGTGCTATCTGCTCAATACAAGGGCGGAATATCAACCTCCTTCTACATTAACGATGGCTCCTTCTATTCAAGGATTCAGAAGGTAAAGCTGAAGGATATTTTCAAAGGCGAATTCATACCAGGTGTGAACACTGTAGAAGAAGGGATTAATTTTTGTCGTAATCTTCGCAATAACTCTAATGAGCATTACGGTATCTTTCCAGTGCTTTTCACGGACGATTCTGGACAAAAGGCAGGTCTTAATTATAAGGTATTAAATGGGTTTGGTAAGGAAAAGGTGTTGAGATACGATAAGATCTACGACTTCCTTCCAGAGGTACCTTCAGCTACATCGTTTCACCCCGATATGAGCGGTGAGGGTTGTGACTTCTATAATGCAGTGCAGCGCACAGAGTATGTCGATGACATACCAATCACGCTCGCACCAGGATATTATATGTCGCCATTCATCCGTGCGAACTACCTTCTGAAGCGTGTCTTTGCTTACTTTGGATATGATCTGCAAGAGAACTTCTTTACTCGCACAGAGCCATTCAATAAAATGGTGGTCGTAAACAATGTGATGGACGTTTTAGTGAATGGAAAAATAAAAGTAGCCGACCTTGTTCCTGATGTTACTTGTGCAGATTTTATCTCTGTTTTTCGTAAGAAGTTCTGCTGTGAGTTCACCTCTGATGAAGGTAAGCGCATTGCAGATATCATCTTCCTACGTGATGCACTGAACGAAGCTCCAAACACCGACCTTACGCATTGCGTAACCCAAGAACCTACACTCTCTTATAAGTCAGAGAACGACTATAAGCGTGTAACACTCTCAGCGGAGGAGAAGGTCGATTCAGAAATCTCAGACTCCTACGACGATATAGATAGCTTAGTAAAGGCGAACCCGAACGCTTACTTCGACCCTATCGATGGAGCTATTTATAAGACTGGATGGTCTGGTGACTTCCAAGTGACGGTGAAGATTGGCGAAGCATCGCAAGACTACAACACTGGAGAAACACTTGAAGCAAAAGAGATAAAGGTTCCAGAACTCATACCAGAGTTACGAATGCTTAGTTATAAGGCTACAATCAAGGAGGAAGACTTCACCTATGATATGGGTAAGTTCCTCTACGTAGGTTCATACATGTCGCTCAACTCGAAGATGGTCGTTGCAACAGAACCGAAGGAGAACACTTCGGAGTCTGCTAATAAACAAAAGACGATACTCGCCTTCAGTTATCTTTCAGACGGTCGTCCAGCAGGAACAGTATCTGCTTACGATGTGAATGCGCCTTCACATCCTCGCATCTTTGATTACGCTCTGCATTACAATGGTCCACAAGGCATCTTTGAAAAATTCTACCGTGAATACGACCTGCTACTGCGCAATTCACTTCACGATATGAAGGTGAAGCTGCTACTCTCTCAGTCGCAGAAGCAGAACCTATCCTCTTATGCTAAGGTCGTTATTCGTGGTGTGCCGTTCTTTTTCAACAAACTCAAGTTCACACTTGGTGGTAAGAATGAGCCCGTAGAATCAGAACTCTACACAGTATCGCTTATGCAGCCTACCATTACTGCTCCTGCTATCAACGAGCAACTCAAAGCTATGGATGTGAAGTATAAGTGGGTTGGAAAAGAGAAGCGGACATCAGTCAGCTGGGAAGAATACAAGGCTGCTGATCGAGAACGAAACAAGACCTTCGTGACAGTCTACCCTCCTCTACCTTCAGCTGAGTATGTTGGTGTGCAATATGGTAAGCAGCGTTCATATACTGAGCGAATAACACGAAAAGGTGGCTGGTTCCGACACGGAGAGTACGAATACACTCGAACGGAGGTTTGGTTGGAGTGCGTGCCGATTTAATTATGTCGGTTAAAAGCTGTCCTTTATCATCTCCAATATATATGGTAATTTTGTGTTAAACAATTCGCACATGGATATTATTCTTAAACCTGATTCTCTCAGCCTGACGGGCTCGATGAATCACTTTATCATATCAAGTACGCAAGAGGTTACATTCATTCTGAAGTATGCAGACTCGAATGAAATCATTGTGCAGCACACTTATACACCTAATAAGGCGAAGCGCATAGAGATAGACTTAGAGAACATCGTCACTCCGCTGCTATCTTTTCAGATCCAGGAGTCGACTACAATTTATCGTCAACCGAACATTGCTCGTGAGTTCTTAGTTAATCTCATCGAAGATAAGACAGCTGCACAAGAGTCTTGGCAATTCACCGTACTCCGTGCTGGTATCGACAACTTTGCTGACACCGCTTCAAGCTGGTTGAAGCGTAACTTCTTGACGTGGCAGCCTACCGTCAAGCCTGTTACCTATTACACGCCAGAGTTTCTTAGTTACTACGCTGTCGAGGACTGTGTTGCAAAGTGTCGTGCTTACGTAGAAGAGAACGGTAGTTATGTTCAGTCTGACCTCGTACTGGGCAACCTCTCTCACGGTAAGGTGTGGACGATACCTATGCAATACGGTGTCATCGCTGGCAAACTCGGTAAGATGCCAAGCTACTATGACGTATGGGTGGAAGATGGTGCTGGTACTCGACTCACCTACATTCAGAGATACTATGCTTCAGATATCCGTAGCGAGGAAGAACAGTGGGTGCTCTTCGAAAATTCACTCGGTGGTATCGACACCTTCCGTGCGTATGGTGATGCTGAGAACACAGCGAAACATACGCACAATGTAGCAGAGATTGAGAACGACTCAGAAGAGTACCGTGTTGACACGGTCAGAGAATACAAGAAGAACACTGGCTTCCTCTCTAAGGAGGAACGCAAATGGTTGCTCGATTTCTTCCCATCATTGGGTAAGTTCCTCTACACAGGCAACTATGTACGTCGCATTGTAGTGACAGAGAGCGACGTCAGTTGGCAGACGAAAGACCTCCCTTCATCTTATACATTTACCTATAAGTACGCAGATGCACGTCCCTACCTGAACATAACCAGGTCAGAGGACGCTGCGCCTGCAATGTTGGATATCAAGATACCAGATGTAGGGTCTTTTACCATCGCCCCACGCTTAGTTGAGCTTGAGCGACTACCGCTAAGCAGTGGGGCTCTCTTCCCTGTCCAGAGTCCTTACTCTGACAAATGGAATATTACCACAGCCGAATCTATCCTTGAGTGGTTCTCTCGTGAGGTCACCACCGCTTACAAGGGTGATGGTTCGTTCGGACACCGCCACGATAATATGTCGGTACTGAATGCGCTCGATCGTATTGGAGGTTACCTCACCTTGGATGCACAGAAGATACTCGCTGGCTTAGCTGACGAAGCAAAGTCTGCTCGCACACTCGACCCTAAGAGTGTCGATTGGGAGAAAATCGTTCGAACAGATCAAGATACAATCGTTAATGCACTGACTACCTTCATGAAGGGTATCGTGTTTGGCAAGTCAGTGCGTGGCGAGTCAGGCGTATCTATCTATCAGGATGAACAAGGTGCCTGGCATATAGATGCAGAATACCTACACGTGCATCGCAAACTCACAGCAGAGGAGGTTGAGATAATGAAGACCTCTCAAATCAAGGGCAAGGTAGTGAACTCTGCTGGTGGATTTGTCATCTCTAAGATTGAAAGAATAGTCAGAGCTTGGCGATGTTACTTCCGTCAAGAAGATGCTGATGGACGCAGAATCTATAACTCTATGCGAGTAGATGACCTTGCTCTGTGCGAGACATTCAACTTGATAGATGCTGGAGGACAGCTGTCTAATCACTACTGGCATCGTCGTGTCATCGCTGTAGGAACGGATTATGTCGATATTGCAGATAATACGAATGTCGATGACTACGCAAGTGGTAGCGATGTTCCGCAAGTGGGTGACGAGGTTGTGCAATTAGGTCACCTCACTGATGAAGACAGACAGAGTGCTATCATACAATCAGCAGCAGGCACAGGCGCACCGTACTTTAAGATTATAAAGGGGATCAATAGTTTTACCCTTCCTCGTCCTATCTTCTTATTCGATAAGCAGAACTTCGATATAAGGGTCGAGAACCCTGCTAATCGTAGTGAGTATATCCGCCTGCAAGACTTCTTAGAGTCTATGCAGGGACGTATTAGCTCGGTTGTGCAGCAGTCAGATAAACAACTTTTTATTTGGTTTGGTGACGTGGTTCCAACGCTCACCACTGAACCTGCTAACGAGTGGGCGGACGAAGCTACAAAGGAGATGCACCTGCATGACATCTACTATAATCGAAGCTATGCAGAGACGGGTGGCGGTAGGGCGTATTCATTCGAGAAAAATCAAGATGGGTCTTACGGTTGGAAGGAGATAACGGACGCTGACGTGTTGAAGTCGCTTGAAGCAGCTAAGCACGCACAAGACACGGCTGATGGTAAGCGTCGAGTTTTCGTGCAAGCCGTACCAGTTCCTCCATACGATGCAGGCGATCAGTGGACCAATGCTACTTACGGTGATAAGTATCGTAACGACCTGCTCGTCTGCATTCAGTCAAAGAAAAAGGGTGAAGAGTTTAGTATTGAAGATTGGCAGTCTGCACAGCATTATACCACCAAACAATTCGAAGCTGAGTTTAATGTTGGTGGCAAATCAATCTCTGCCTTTGTGAAAGACTTGCGTACTGGTCTTGAAGCTGTAGGTATGCACATGGATGGTGAGAATAGCTCTTTCACCGTCAATGCAAAGAACTTCAAGGTTCAAACTCCAGAGGGTAAGGTTGCGTTCGTAGCTTCAGATGGAACGATTGATGCTTCTCGTGTACGTATGCGATGTGAACACGGTTCAATTTACTTCGGTGAAGTTGACGGGTATCCGAACATCATTCTTGCGAATGAACTCGGACAGCCACAGATAATGCTTAATCATCGTGGTATAGTGAATAAGTATGGAGTAGATATGGAGTTGATTAATGCCAGCAGATACTTCGTTAGCAAGCGTGATGGTAAGGCTTATCTCGGTGTTAATATCATTGTGAAAATCACCAATAGAGGTTTTCAACAGAATACTTATGGCGGTGGTGATATTAAGTTGACTGCTACGCTTGATGATAAGTCACATGAATATATAACCTTACAGTTAGGAAAGCAGTATACAGGCGACGATAAGGCTATAGTTGCAGCTACAACTCCGATCACACTGAAGATTGGAGAGACTGGAGAAATGATTTATGGTGGACTGTTCGAGATAGGCTCTACAAGTGGAGGTGCGGTTGTAGTTCAAAAGATATCTTACTCTGTGCGGTCTGTTTATTACGACACGGTTGTTACAAAGTCGTATGTTTCGGAATTAGGCGGAAATAACTTCTCTTCTGATAGTGAAGGGAATCTAATCAACCCTTCGAATGGCGACGAGCCACCTGCTGTTATACCAGCACCTAATATGGATGTTTAATTAAATAAAATTGTGATATGAAAAGTTTTTTAGATTGTGTTTACAGGATTTTTGGAAGGCTCGCTGCCATTGGTAGCGATAAGTATCTACACATGTTTGCAGGTCTTGTTGTTTCGATGATTGCTTGCAAAGCCTTACATGCTATTGATGTGTACTTAATCTTCGCATTGGTACCAGCATTCTTCGTCATGACAGGAAAAGAGAGTGTCGATTACTACTACAGAAAGGAGCAGTTCGATTGGCTCGACGTCTGTGCAGGTATGCTTGGTGCGATCGTGGGTGTTTTTCTTTTCCTATTGTAAAGGAGGTGTTCGTATGGATATAGTTGAATTACAGTTTACACCAGAGTTTATTCACTCTGTAGCTACACATCTTATAACATGTGTCGTGATGTGGGCTTTAGTCGTTAGCGCAGCCTTCATCGACCTATGGGACAGGGTTTATACGCAAAACAAATTGAAGAAGCCTTTGACTTCGCACCTTATGCGTAAGACGCTTGGTAAGATTGGTGAGTATTGGCGATTTCTCCTTATCGCCTTGATTATCGATGTCGTGATTTTCACGTCTTGTTCTCTGTTAGGTGTTAAGACTTTCCCTATCTGTACATTACTGTTCTCTGCTTCCTTACTCATCATAGAAACAAAGAGTCTCATTGAACATGCAAGAGAGAGAAAGAGTACTGCTGCTGATATGCAGCGCATCATTCAATCAGTCGTTAGTGCAGCTTCAGATAGAGATGCAAAGAAAGTTATTCAGTATGTCGCTGACTACATTGGTGAAGAGAAAAATGTAAATCAAAAAATAGAAGAATAGTATGGCAAATTTTTCAATAGCAGAGCTGGTACAATCCAGCACTGCTGAACAACTCAAGATAAACAATAACCCTCCTTCTATTGTGAAGGTTCACCTTACCGAAACGATTACTCTTTTAGAGAGTATTCGTGCGGAATGGGAGAAGTATTGCGAGGCTCACAAACTCGAGAACCCTGCTATCCGTGTAACAAGTGGCTACCGCTCACCAGAATTGAATAAGGCTGTAGGCGGAGTGAAGACCTCCGCACATGTCGAGGGATATGCAGCTGACTTGCAACCTGTCAATGGTAAGCAGACTGAATTTGAACGCTTCATGGCTAACGAGTTCTCCAAAATGGGGTACTCCTACGATCAAATTATCGTAGAAAGAAGTAAGACTTCAAGGTGGGTACATGTCGCTTACAAGAATGCCGACGGACGGCAGAGAAGACAGTGTTTCAAACTTAAAGTGTAACAAAGTGAGGGAGTCTTCCTCCCTCACCTAAATCAGAAGAGGTATGAATAGACTTATAGATACATCTTGTAAACTATTAATTTGCGTCCTTATAACAATGTGCGTTGGCTGTCGGACTAAGAAGTCAATTGCAATTGAAAGCATCAAACAAACGTATAATAGTGAGCAGGTGACAACGGAACGAAACGAAAAGCATGTATCACTCATCGACACAACTAACATCGACGAACTAACAAGTGTCATACGTGAGTTTGTTTTTGAAGTTCCTTGCCTGGAGGATAGTTTTGCTACCGACACAAATGTCGGGAGCAAAGTGCCAATGGTTGAATATAAAGCCGACGGCAGCATCATAATTAATCGTGGTTTGAAGTCGATTAAAGAGCGAATTGAAAGCCGCAGAAACGAAAAGCGAGGGCTGTCAGAAAAAAAGGATAGTGCTGTTAATAAGCAGACTAATACGAAAGTAAACTTCACGGAAAACAAACGACATAAAGATAAGCACGTTGAGCAGGTACAGATAGCAGAGCCTTTCAGATGGTGGCAAATTATAATGGGCTTGCTGGTGTTGTCTATTGTTGTCTTTGGACTAAAATTTAAGCCAAGTATAAAAGGCTCCCTTCTCAAGATTTTCAACAGAATAAGTTAAACGTGTTGAATGAAGCACATCAAGGTCTATATAACAGAGAGCCGTACGAAAGATAACCGTTTCGCACAAGCTTCTATCCGTGGCATCGAAGATAATACGGGTGAGAGTTATTCTTCCTCTCACCCTAAACTACTTCAAGATATCATCTGTCACGCTCTATCTCTTGCACATGGAGTTGATATAGAAGGCAACAACGGTTTTACTTATACATTCCCATTCAAGCTATCATTATATGTCAATAGAAAAACTCTACTTAGAACATAAACGGACAGGCGGACGACTGACCGCTGACGAGTTTAACAAGTTGCCCGAAAAGGTCAATGAGTTAATCGACGCACAGAACTCTGAGGAGGAGCGTGTGAAGAAGGTCGTGTCAAAGAACCGCCCCTCGCTCGGACAGCTCTCCAACGTAAATACTGAGGTTGACGAACTCACCTCTGATACGTGTGTACTCGTATGGAATGGTGATCAGTGGGTGGCAATGAAGTTATCTGAACTCCCTATTGGGCAAGGTGGCGGAGGGCAACAACAGACCATTCTCTATTACTTGCGTGCAATCAATCAATCTCCTTCTACTACGCTCTCAGCATCTAAGTCAGCAGGTGAGTGTGCTATTAAGTTTATGTTTGTGTCTCGCACTAAGGATGTCGGACAGAGTGATTTCATCGACACAGGAGAATGGGGTACTTACGAAATCTTCGCTAAGGCTGGAGACGGTACTTTCGTCAGTAAGGCTCGTGGTCGCTGTCAGTCAAACACACTCACCACTGTTGATGTATTTAAGTTCCTTGAGAGCGGACAAAACAACATCATGGTAAAGATTACAGGTGAGGTGACGGGGCAAACCTCCCCTGCGTTAGTCTACTCAATCACACTGTCTGCCCTCTTCCTTTCTATATCTGAGTTCAACTGGTGGAAGGCATACCAAGGTGATATTGTATTACCTTGCTACATCAGCGGTAACATCAGTAAGACACTACACGTGAAGATTACAGGTGAAGGCTACGAGCAGACGTATGAGCGACAGTTCGGTACCGCAACTTATACCTCGTCGCCAGTGGCATATACCGTGCCATTTACGAATAAGACGGGGCTCTTCCACCTGTCTGCTTGGTTGTCAAATGAAGATAATACGGTCCAGACTACTCCAGTAGGTTACGACTTCATGGCTGTTGCAAACAACGAAGCTGTGAAGATGGTAGTTGTAAACAACAAGGCAGAGAAGCTGCTTAACTGGTATGAGAACAAGGTGCTGGAGTACGCTGTATATGACGGCAAGGCTGTTACGACACCACTGTCAATCTTGATGAAGAAGGATAACGAGGTGTTGCAAGAAAATGTGTCTGAGAATACGCTGACACAAACCAAGATGCAATACACGCTTTCTCTTGAAGTCGAGACAATCGATAACTCTGATTTTACAGCGTTAATCGGATTCAGAACTCACCCAACAGACGAGGTGCGCTTACGTGACGCTATTCCATTCCCTGTGGACAACTCGCAGGGTTACTCTGCAACAGCAGGTGCGGTGTTCTATCTGAACGCAAAGAATAGAAATAACACCGACACCGACCGCAATATTCTTCGCAATCTCATCAACTCTGATCATGTCGGTTCTAATTGGCAGAACGTAGCCTTCTCACGTGACGGCTGGGTGACGGACGATGAAGGTGCACGCACATTGCGCTTGCTCGCTGGTTCACGCCTTACTATTGATTACAAGCCATTCGCCAAGGAGGCAGCGCAGAGTGGTAAAACAATCGAAATTGACTATCAGATTAATAACACGTCTGATTACAATGCAGAGTGTATCTCGATAGCTATGCCTTACCAGAAGGGTTATATCGGTCTGAAGGTGAAGCCTTCTTCTATTATGTTCGCAACTCGTAGTGAGCGTAATGCTGATGTGCAGGCGATGAGTACAGATGATGGCGTGCGTATTCGCCTTGCACTCGTAATCTCTCCTAAGAAGTACACCTACGTCTTGAATGGAAATACCTATTACCTTAACCTCGTGTACCTCTATATTGACGGCATCGAAGCTCGTAAGTTCGCCTACTTGCTTACAGACTCTATGCAGATAGGTTCAGGAGGCGGTATAGTCATTGGTTCTGATAAGGCTGATGTCGATTTGTATTCTATTCGTGTGTACGACAGCGCAATGGATGCTGCAAACGTACATCAAGACTATATCAACGCCTTGTCGACTGTCGGTGAGAAGAGTGCCGAGAAATTAGATAACGACATCTACGATACACTCGGTACCACGGTTGACTTTGACAAAGTGCGTGGCAAGGTCAATGTGTTTACTTTTGATAAGCCACTCCCAGCGTATGAATATGGTAAATCATACAAGCCTAAAGGCACGCTGGAGATATATCCGAAAGACGGTAATACGAATCTTAACCGTTTGACGATTACCAATCTTCAACTGCAAGGTCAGGGTACATCTTCTATGCTCTATTATCTATGGAATTGGAAAGCGAAGGTAGCTAAAGATACAACTATCGTATATGAGGACGGACAGACAGAACAGAAGAAGTTTGAGCTGTTCAAGAACCTGCCGAAAATCTCTAAGCTAACCGCAAAGAAGAATATTGCGTCTTCAATGCAATACCACAAGATGGGCTCTGTAAATTCCTTTACCGACCTATGGAAAGCGGTAGGCTTAACTAACGAGGGAGTCGAGCAGAATAGCGAAGCACGAGTGTCAATCTACCAAGAGACCTTCGTAGGCTTCGAAAAACAGACAGCAGAGGACGGAACTGTTACATATAAGTTTGTCGGTCTCTTTACCATCGGTCCAGATAAAGGCGATGCTGCTACTTTTGGATATGATAAGGATTTATTCCCTGACCTCTTATCAATTGAAGGCTCTGACAACTCCCCACGCTTGACACTCTATCAAGTGCCTTGGGATAAAAGGCGCATCCGTTACAACACGGAGGAGGAAGCCTATCAGTACCAAGTCTCAGAAACCTCTTGGGAGAATTGTTGGGACTTGGATTATGCTGACCTCCCAGCGGATGATAAGACAACAGCAGACAATGAAACTCGTCAGCGTGCAGAGCAGCTCGTAGAGTCGTATGTCACAGCTTATAATATCATCTATTCGTGCAATACATTCATTGAGCCTTTCAATGGAACGCTTGACGAGTTGAATGCTGATCCACACTCAACACACATTGAGTATTGGATTGCAAAGGCTGGTGATGAAAACCAATACAATCTATACTATTATGATAGTTTGTATAAGAAATTCTGTCCATCGACGCTTGATAGCGGTGCAACAGTGGTTAATCTCCGCCAGCAGTTAGTTGGCGATAAGTATGGATTGCCAGAGTCTGTGTTCAACTCGATTAGTGATGCAGCCCAGCTCAATGAGTTATTCAAGTCAGCACGTATTCAGAAG